GTGAACCCCGTACCGCCGCCGGTAAAAGTTGGTATAACTCTCATTTCAGGCGCTAAAAAAATTGACTGACCGGCAACTGCCACATCGACAACGCAAGTCATTTTTTGAAAATACCGCTTGCACGTCACCAACTCCTGATCGTAACTCCGCATCACATTCGGCGACTGTGCGGCGGTCGGAGCTTGGGTGCCGGGGAGGACGACAAGACCAGTGAGATACATATAATCGGTTGTCGAAGCTACACCGTTGGTCGTTCCCGTAACCCCAAGATAACCACCAGACACCCACGCATTGGCTGGCGCGGTTTGGCCGCTGCCACACATCAGGGCAATGGAGACAGTCAATCCAATCGTATTGTCTTTCGCCCATGTGCCGGTGGTGTCGCCGGGGATGCTGACGGTTTTGTATTCCCACGCTCCTACGGCATTCATCGTGAATGAGAACGGATATGCTCTATCGGCGGCACCATTTCTTATTGATCCAGAAAACGCGCCGGTTCGATTTGTGGCAACCCAAAAGCTGACCGTTATCGGCTGTGCGGCTGCTGTCCCCCAAGCCAATCTGCTAACTCGATAACCTTCGATAGGCTGATAAAAGAAACAATAGTTTCCGGCTGCCGGGCTTGCATTGGCCGTGCTCACGGAAACGTAGGCAGATTTAACAAATCCGGCAGGACCATTTGGTTGCTGCGATACCGGCAGCACTTGAGCACCACTTGTTCCCAGCATCCAGCCATCAAGAATGTATTTGGTGCTACTCACCACCACGGCAGAAGTGCCATTCTCCTGACTGACCTCCATTCCGCCGTTGACCTGTATGCCACTGTACGCCATCGCATCGAACGGGGCGTAGATGACGCCGCTGCTGCTCGACACCGCCCACTTTTCGCCGTCCCATTTATAGACCGGCTGACCGACCACCGGCGGCGATGGATAAAGCTGGCCAATGCTGGGTGAAATGGGAAAATCTAGCGCCATGGTCAGGCTCCTCGCGATTTTTTGCTGGTTGTTTCCGGTGCAGGTTTTGCCGCGCTGCTTGTCGCAGGATCGGGCGTGTTGCCTTGCGCCAGCCACGCTTCATACTCAGCACGATCACGGTTGGCGGGGTCGTTCGGAATGAACGCCTGATCGGCGGTGCGGACAACGATGTCGGTTGTGGTGAGTTGATAGTCTGCCATTAGAGCCTCGCGTCTGCGACCCAGTGTGCCGACAAAAGATAAGTTGTTCCTGACGCAATTTGTGCTGTAATCATCCCGCCGCGCTCGTTGATAGCAAGGATAGTAGCGGGCCAAGGACCGCTTTGTGAATTGTCCCAAACCGTCCCTGCTGTTCCGTTCGTCGTTCCATAAGATGTGAGAGTTGGTGCTGCTCTTTTCGGAATGAACTGCATCCCAAGCCCAACGGTAGTTGTTACAGGGACACTCGCTCCATAATATATAGCCGCACCACCAAGACCTGTGGCCGTTCCGGGCCTTACCGCATAAGGATAACTCTTTTCATAGTATCGTTGGCACATCAGCAATTCCTGATCGAACGACCGCATGACATTCGGCGACTGTGCAGCGGTGGGAGCTTGGGTGCCGGGAAGGACGGTGACGCCGGTGATGCGAAAATTATCAGTTGTTGCGGCAACGCCGTTTACTTGACCGGGGGCGGCAACATAAGTACCGGCAGTCCAAACATTTGCCGCTGGTGCTGTGTAGGTTGGCCCACAGGCATTTGCAAATTGTATTCGCATTCCAACGGTATTGTCTTTTGCCCACGTTCCAGACACATCGCCCGAAATAGTAACGGTTTTATATTCCCAAGCATCAGACACATTTTGAGTATAGGTCGTAGCGTATGAGCGGCTGTCGCCATTATTGCGAACAGAAACACTATAAATGCCAGTGCGAGTATGAGCAGTCCAAAAGCCAATCGTGATTGGCTGTGCGCTCGTCGTGCCCCACGCTAACCGCGCACAGCGATAGCCTTCAATTGGTTGAAAAAAACTATGAGTTTGTGTTCCAGTAATAGTTGCTTGAGGCGTTGTTGTTTTTGCTACTATTGCAAAGGGAGTGCCGGGAAGGCCAGAACTAAAAACATTCGCCGGTCCTGTACCCGTTGTAGAAAAGTTATAAATCCAACCGTCGCAAACATAACCTGACGCGACTATACCTGTTCCGGCTATAACTTCTTGACTGACCTCCATGCCACCATTGATCTGCAAGCCACTGTACGCCATCGCGTCGAACGGAGCGGCGTAGATGTTTTGCCGCGCCTGTTGTTGCTGCGGTGCGGTTAAGGATTGCGAAATGTCGTAGCGCACAACGGTACTGTTGAGCGCGTAGGCAGAACTATCGATCGCCGGATACGTCGTCACCCACTGCGTAGATGTTCCGTCATTGTAGCGAATGAAAAGTATGCCGGTGTCGCTCTCCCACCATAATGAATTGTCGGGTGCTGTTGGCGCCGTGTCTGCAATCAGAACCGATGCGCCACCGCCACCGCCACCGCCGGTGGCTACTTTATTGTCAACGTACTGCTTAGTGGCGGCCCCCAGCACAGCTGACGGATCTCCGTTTAACAGCAGCGGCCCGGTCATGGTGTCGCCGCCCTTGCTGACCTTGCTGGTGCCTACGCTGTCGGCGTATTGTTTTGTCGCCGCTCCAAATCCGGCGGTGGGATCTGCCGATAAGATCAGCGCACCAATCATGGTGTCGCCAGCCTTGGCGATTTTTCCGCCCAATCCTCCGTCAACGTATTGCTTGGTAGCTGTGCCAAGACTTGCGACAGGGTCCGCCGCCATGAGCAGAGGCCCGGTCATGGTATCGCCAGCGCGATTTACCTTGCCGGTGAGAGCGCCGGAAATGACGCCATCAGCGTACTGCTTGGTGGCCGCCCCCAGCGCGACAGACGGGTCAGCCGCCAGCACCAGCAGCCCGGTCATGGTGTCGCCGCCCTTGGCAACGCGGCTGCTGTCTGATGGGTGAATGTGGTCGTCGCGTGAGCCTACGGTGGATGTGCCGGGAGCCGCCGTCCCATTCATTAATGGAGGTACGTTTGACAGCCCCATGCCGCCGCCGATAGGTAACGTGAATGTCGTCCACTTGAGGCCGTCCCAAGTATAGACCGGCTGCCCCGGCACCGGAGGTTGCGGGTAAAGGTCGCCAATGATCGGATTATTTGGAAAGTCGAGCGTGGCCATTGCGGCGCTCCTCTAAAAACAATTGGGTGGATACCGCATTTGCCTTGACCATTTCGTTGCGAAAACTTTCAACTGCGGCGCCGGTCTGCCGCTGCGTCTGGCTGTTCTCAACCAGCATGACAGGCAGCCACGCGAGCGCACAATTCCATTGATCGATGGTGTCTGTGCCCTGCGGATTTTTTCCACGCACCTGTATCCACAACGGACACTTGTGGCAGACCTTGCTCATGTCCTGCTTGTGCAGCGGACAGGTGAGGCCTTTGTTTGCGTGCGGGATCTGCGTCATTAGTTTTTGTACGCTATGATTACGTCAAGATAATTTATATTGAGATTTATCGAGTGGGTATGTCCATTGTTTCCGCCAGCGGCGTATGTCGCATCGAAGTTTGCTCCGTCCCACACACGCACTCCGGTTGCAGCGGGACTGACGCCCAATGACATGGGGCCACATTGTGGGTTTCCGCTTGAAGCCGGGCATTGGCCAATAGGCGTGCCAACGGTAACCGTACCGGCCCCGTTTAATAAATGCGAATGCCCCGGATCGTAAATAGCTGCCGAGTGGGCATGAGACGGCATCTCTGCAACCGTAACGGCGTGATAGCCGACAGTGTTCTGTCCGGCTAATCCTGATAAGCCGTAGCCGCCGCCATTATGTGCCTGATTTCCACTGACTACGCGCAAAGCAAAATCATTCCAGTCTGTTCTTTTTGTCCACCCGACAGGTGCGTTATTCTGAAAAAAAATCATGTGAGTGCCGGGCGGGAATACCGTAATAGACCCAATACCAGCCGTTATCTGGGCATCAACGTACTGCTTGGTGGCCGCCTCCAGCGTTGCCGCAGGGTCTGCGTGCAGCGTCAGCTTGCCCTGCATGAGCAGCGGCCCGGTCATGGTGTCGCCGTCCTTGAGCAGAAAATGATTAACGTCAGCTTGCGGGGAGGCGATCACCCACTGCTTTGAGTTTCCGTCGTTGTAATAGATGTAGAGTTCGCCGCCGACGCTGTCCCACCACAGTGTGTTGTCAGCCGGGTTTACCGGAGGTGTTGAACCCGACAGGCCGGTGCCGTCTATGTTCCACGTTCCCCATATGCCCGCCTTCTTTTCGCGAACATACAACTTGCCGGGCAGCACAACGTCGTTCTGATCTCGGGCGTGAACGACGACGTTCAGGTTTGCCGGTGGCGTGACCAGAGCATCGGAAGAAACCACCCAGCCTACAAAAGCGTGCCCGGCAACTGGCGCACTGGTTGCGCCAGCAGCTGAATAGAACGACCCCGGCCACCACACTTGGCTGTCGTAATTGGTGACGGCTTGCGATGATTTTTCTGCACCAAGACTTACCAGAGCGCCATCGGCGCTGGTTGCGCCGGTGCCGCCAGCCACGATGGGGCGCGGAAGGTTTGCTTCCTGCTGGGCGTCGAGCACGAATGCGTTGTATTTGTTGCTCTCGATCGTCGTATCGGGAATGCCCAGCGTGCCGGGCGGTAGATGATAGACGTTTGAACCGTCGCGAGGCATGAAACCCCCTACTGCCCTTCAGGAAACCGGTACTGGCCGGTCCAAGGATTTACCCCCCGCCGACGCAAGTTGTAATCAGCGAGTTGGTTTATCACGTTTGCCGTGGCGTCAGGCTCTCTTGTCAGCAACATCTTGGCGATCGCATCACGCTGCTTCTCGCTCTCGCCCTTTGATGCACGCAGCAGAAACTCGGTGGCATTTTTTATGAAGCCGCCCGGACTATGTCCGGCGGCACTCGTGATCATGCCGACAGCTTCGCCACCGCCGGGCGCCGATGTGATGTCGGCAAGGTTCTCCGCCGTGGACGAGCCGCCCAGCGCCGCCTTCGACGTGCGCTGCATTTCTTCTTCGCGGTTGAGAAACTGGCGCATCTGGTCCGGGCGTCCCGGCATCTGCGGGCCTTGGTACAGCGACAGGTTCGCCAGCTCGTTGCTGCCTTTCACTGATTTCTCACGCAGGATGGTTGGCAGGTTTCCACTCTGCTCGAGCTGCCCCAGCACCTTGTCGGCGTAGCCGATGCGGACGCCCTGCTGCTCCGCTTCAGGCAGTCCATGAAAAGCCGGGACCGTGTCCTGATAGCGGCCTCGAGACGCCATGTCGCGCCCTTGCTGCACGGCGTCCTTGACCTCCATAGGCCCGCGAAAAATCTGCCGGGCAGCAGCGTAGTCAGGGTTCATCGTATCGACCTGATCGAGCAGCCGGTTCTTCATGCCAACGAGCGCGGCACCACGGTTGGTCATGCGGCCAGTGATCTTGTCGGTCTCCGCATCAATCAGACCATCGAGACCGATCTTCATCGTATTGATGGTTTTCATGTTGGGTACGCCGCTGATGATCGGGTCACCAGCCTCGTTAAACCCGGTGATGGCTGCGTCAG